CCCCAAGCTTGCAGTGATGCATCCCGAAGGAGCAAAAAAGATGCTGTGGACAATCTGTGCAGTTCTTCTCGTGTTGTGGTTGCTGGGAATCGCAACCTCCTATACCGCTGGCGGGCTGATTCACGTCCTGCTGGCCATTGTGTTGGTAGTAATGGTAATCCGCTTATTTCAGGGGTGTAGGCTCGACTCGGACTAAGTCGCCACTGATGTGTAAGGCTTGCTGGAGGACATATGTGTATCTAAGAAGCTTGGGCAGACCACAAAGCGGATTGGCTCGCAGGTTTCTATGTCCTCATAAAAAGAGCGAAAGATCTCGGATAGAGGCCGAACCTCAAAGAAAATATGAAACAAAGACTCGTAATAATTCCGATAGATAATGTTTTGGCCTTACTTAAAGACTATGCAGGACTAATTGCAGTTCCAAAAGACGCACAAGTCGAACGTCTCCTTATAAACCCTCAAGAACGAAAGATGGCGCTTGAAATATCGTCCGAGGATTGGACAGGACTACAAGTCCCCGAAGAGATTCGATTCGATTTGCAGCGGACATTTATGGTGGGTTAAATGGCAGGTATTAAACAACTCGTATTCGATCCGAAAAATATATACTCTCTCTTGGTACATTATACCGATGGATTAGTACCTTTAGAAGGAGAAGTTAAGGAAGTCTTGATTCACCCAAAGCTTTCGAGGTTTCTAGCTTTAAGCGTAGAGAGCGATAAGTGGGAAAGTTTGGACCCGCTCCATATTCGGTATGATGGCCAAAGGATTATGAGTTGGGTTAAAGGACAGGAAACACAGGAATGGAAACAACTCAACGAGACTCCCCCAAAACAGACATAATTGAATATGACATCGAGAAACAATCCCGAGATGAAGTTGAGTGTGTGAGAGCCTGGAAGACTCTTCCCAAAATTGAAGGAACATATACCCGAGATACTCTTGGAGTTTGGAGATTAGTTATACTATGATTCTTGTTATAGGCGATAGATTTGTGGATCAGTATTGGATTGGTACGACCCGAGGATTAAGCGCGGAAGCTCCAATTCCAATTATAGATATTAAAGATAGCTGCCTATGTCCCGGAGGATCTACAAATGTTCTAAAGAATCTTCTTGCTTTGTGTGGAACGAATCTAAGCTCAGTTATATGGACTTCGGTGACTGACGGCTGTCCGATTAAACATCGGTTAATTACCGAAAACAACCGACAACTTGCAAGATGGGACGAAGAAGATTTTTGTGAGCCTATCAAGATCGAAGAGTTTCAAGATCTGGATCTTTCTAAAGTTGAGGCAATAGTTGTTTCGGATTATGGGAAGGGCTCGATTACTCCTGCATTAGTGGCATGGTTAGTTTCTTTAGATAAACCTCTTTTTGTAGATACTAAAGCCGATCCAATTATTTGGCTTGGAGCTAACGATATCGTTCTTTTTCCAAATTATTCTGAATATGAGAAGGCTCGTAGTACCTATGAGTGGTTTCCAAGGGTTCTGCTAAAGCGTGGACCTGATGGGCTTGCCTGGGTTCAGTACGGGAAGGTGATTTTTTCGCTTCCTTCCGTAACCCAGGATGTTGTGTGCGTGAATGGTGCAGGAGATACGGTACTTGCAGCATTTGTGAAAGCTCAAATTATAGATAAAGCTTCGATTCTTTCTGCAATGAAATTTGCAAATTACGCAGCGGGCGTGGCTGTTGGAAAGCCTTATACCTATATAGTAACCGTAGAAGATATGGTACCAAGTAGTTTCATCTCATCTTACTAATGCTCCTCGATTCACAGTTTTTTAAGAAAATCTCTACCCTCCCTTCCAAATCTCAGCGAGAGATATTTAAGGTTTTGGGAGAGAGAGAATTTAAGCATTGTGCAGAGAGCCCAGTGTATTGGTTGGATGCTTCAAAGCATCCACAACTTGAGCAATTTCCCAAAGGGATTCCATACGTATATACGAAGGACCCTCATTTATTATTTACTTGTAAAGAATGTGGGATGGAAGTTTTACCTCATAAACGAAGTCTACATCTCTCTGTCGTACATGGGAGAGTAAAAACAAGACTTGTGGAAATTGAATCGGAGTTTAAAGAGTTACCTGCAATCCGACCTTTTCCAGAACTTCTCTTAAATGCCTACATGCTCCCGCTTATCGAAGAGTGGGTTAAAAATCAATACTTCGTGATTGAGAAGTCTCGGGATATGATGGCCACCTGGATGATTGTAGCGCTTCATACATGGGATTGTTTATTTCATAAAGGACGCCAGCATCTGTTTCAATCCCAAACCGCCCCAAAAACCCTTGAACTCGTTCAGCGCGCGTATTTTATTGCAAAGCGTCAACCTAAGTTTCTAAGAGATGTGATTGGTCCGGTAGTTTGGGGAAAAGGGGATCATAGATCTGGAGAGATGTATGTTTTAAAACAGGAGAGTGAGGTGCTTGGATTTGCACAAGGACCGGATCAAATCCGACAGTTCCACCCTTCTGCCGTGTTTCAAGATGAGGCGGCTTTTCAAATTGAAGCCGAGTCCGCATTTGCGGCAATTAAACCTGCAATTTTGATGGGTGGAAAGTTTGTTGCGATCTCTTCCGCAAATCGAAGTTGGTTTGAAAAGATCTGTAGAGACACTAGCGATGAGTAGACTGGTTTATGACTACACACGATATTGAAACTCGACATGGAAAGATGCGGGTATTTGCCGAAGATCTCTGGGTTTCTAGATCTCTTCTTGAACTCGGGGAGTACTCTGAGGATGAATATTTATTTTTACGGGAGATAATTCAGACTTTATCCAGTCGCGGGGGACCGATTGAGATGGTCGAGGCGGGAGCTTATATTGGGGATTTAACTATTCCTTTAGCGCGTATAGTTAAACATTTATACGCGTTTGAGCCTCAAGAAGAGGTCCGAGAGGTTTTAGAGTATAATCTGGAAGTAAATAGAATTAAAAATGTAACGGTCTATCCATATGCTTTAGGGGCCGAAACGGGAACTACTTATTATAACGTTGCAACCGGAGAAAATGCGGGCGGAACCTTAATGGAAGCGACTGGGTGTCCACGAAAAGATGGAGAACGAAAAGAAGTCCAAGTAGTAACTTTAGATTCTCTAAACCTATCTCCCTCTCTTATTAAAGCGGACATAGAAGGGATGGAGAAAGATTTGATTATGGGGGGCCTTCAAACCCTGCGCTCTACCCGATGCCCTTTGTTTGTGGAGTTTGATGCAGTGGTATTTGAGAATACTCCTCCGTTATATGAGATTTTAAATAATCTAGGTTATACTGTTTTTGCTCATTTCTTTCCTTTTTGGCGAGAGCTTAATTGGAAAAAAGCTAAGATTAACCCATTTGGTTCGGTAGTATCTAAGATGTTTTATGCCATACCGCCAATTGAATAGTTATGGCTAAGTCTCTCCACTCCCAGCAAGGCCTAAAGATCGTTCAAAACTCTAAAAATGGATTTGTAGTAGCGACTCTACATTATACGGCGGACCCTCGAAAGCGCTCGAAGGAATGGAAAGCTGAAGCCGTTCAGGGAATGTCTAAAGCTAAAGCCGAACAAGAGTTCGAAATTAGCTATGATGCAATGTTGGGAGAGAAGATTTTTCCTGAAATCAAATCTCGACAATCCGAGATTATCTTTCATGAGGGACCATTCCAGTTTAATGACTGGCCTAAGAATATTCCAATGTGGGGAGGATTAGATTATGGAAGCCGAAATCCTTCTGCCTTCCATATTTATACTATAGTCGATGGGTGCCTATATGCGATATGGGAACTCTACGAACCCTGCAAAGATATCCTGAATTTTGTCGAGAAGATGAAGAACTGCCCATTTTGGCCACAGATACGATATATAGCCCATGATCCTTCTATGAATTCATTGACTCAACGGGATATGAAGACTGGAGGGATGACTACGGTTGCTCGCCAGTTTGTGGAATTAGGGATTACTAGACTTCTCCCAGGTAATACGGATGAGCAGGCTTGGTTTGTTCAGATGCAAAAGCACTGGTGTGGAGAGGAGATAACTTTTAAGATCATGTCTTCCTGCCCAAAATTAATCGAGGAGTTCGAGGCCGCTACGTATGTTTCAATGTCCGAGAGACAATTAGAGACTTCGAATTTTAGGGAAGCAATGGTGGATAAAAAAAACCACGCTCTGGATGCTTGTAAGTATGTAATGAACTCCTCTCTTCCACTTAAACCACGAAATATAGTTCTTCCAAATACCGCCGCAAAGTTTGGATTTGGTAGTATTGGATCGCTACCCTCAAAGCGTATGAGTCAAGATAAGGAATGGATGTTTTTGAGATAACGCTTCCTAGGAAACCTAATATATGGCCATAGTCCAACTAGAACACGCATATCCAATCGACTTTGCAGGCGGGCATAACGAAGCTACTCCAGATTATCCTTCCAACTCCGAGGAAGCTAAGGTCGCAGCATATATATGTACTTGGCGGCAGCAATGTCGTTCTGTCTTTATTCAACGCCGAAACATCTGGGACGATTGCTGGAAGTTATATCGTGGATTGGATGACTGGTCCGTGAAGGATGACTGGCAGTCAAAGATCGTTCTTCCTAAGAGTTGGACCTCGGTTAAGATGGCAACAAACACTATTAAACGTCTCTTAACTGCGGCTAAGAAGCCCTGGAATATTGAAAGCGCCAATCCAGACGATATTATTACTACAATTCGTGCCGAGCAACTCACATATCTTACTCGGCATTTTCTAGACAAAGCCTACTTCTTAAAGGAATTTACGGAGGGCCTTGAGTGTGGGTTTATGCTGGGAGTGGGTGTATGGAAACTTTGGTGGGGACTACTTCCCCGTAAACAAACTCGTATTCAGACGGTGTTCGTTCCAATGCCTTCTCAATCTCCTCAAGGACCTTCAAACGCGATACTTGGGCAGGAATCGCTCCCGCAACTTGGAAGAAGCGGGGAGGGAATGGGTGGAGAAGAAGGGCAGCCAACTCTCCTTGCCCCGGAGCCCGCCCCTCAAAAAGTTCCCGCGCCTTTTGGGCAGCCAAGATTTGGGTATCGTCAACAAGATCTAGGTCTCTACCCCTCTCAACTTGGTGGAGAGTATCTCTCTCCTAGTGGATGGGGAATAGGTGGAGGAGGAAGTGAGGCCCCCCAGTCATATCTTCAAACCACAGTTCCTCAAAAGAAACTAATCCAAGAAGAGATTTTGGAAGGGAGATTATTTCTTCGCGCGGTAGATCCATATAACTTCTATTGGCTTCCCGGTTCAAAACTTAATCGTTGGGTAGGAACGATTGAAGATATAGAAATACCAAAGTGGGAGCTTATAAAGATGGCAGATGCCGGGGTATTTCCCCGAGAGAAGATAGATCGTCTTCAATCCATGAGGATTGATGAGAGATATAAAATGTCAAATCTGAGATTCGCCGAAACGGTGATGACTCAGAATGGACCAAACTCCGACACTGCCGTTTGCAAACTCACTGAGTATTATGGTCCTATCGTGTTTGATGGAAAGATCGTAAAGGAGTTTGCACATGTTATTTTGGGTAATGACTCGACTGTACTGGTATACCAGGATAACCCATTCTTACATCAAAAGCCTCCGTATATTGCGTTTTCACCCCTCTCCCTCCCCTTTAGGACGGAGGGTGTGGGGCTTATCGAAAATGTACGTTTTATCGATAAAGCTTTGTCGCAAATCGCCAACTTATCGGTAGATACGTTGATGTTTAGGTTATTGCCTCTTTTTGAGGTAGCAGTTGAGGCATTTGAGAATCCCGAGGACCTAGAGACGGGTATTGTTCCCGGAAAGATGCTTCGTAAAAATCTGGGAAATGCCGGGATTGCGGGAATTAGGCCAGTCGAATTTCAAGATATTTCCGGGGGAACTACCCAAGTTGCAGCGATGTTAGATCGCGCTCATCAGGAAGGAGCATTGATTTCAGATATCGCCGAGGGATTACCTAGATGGAAAGGCCAGCAAACCGCAACTGAATCCAGTCTTCTCCAACAACAATCGGAATCGTTTATGGGCGGGATGGCGGCGGATATCGAGAAAGAAGCAATCGAGCCTTTGGTAACGATGGCGATGGATCTGATATTTCAGTTTATCGATACCGCAAACGATCCGAGGGTGGCTTCGATTTTAGGAGTAGGAAGCGACGTTCTTAATGGAATGAGTAGAGAAGAGGTTATAGAACTCATTCAAGGAGATTATAAGGTTAAGAGCGTGGGGATTACTGGACAACTTATGAAGGCTGAGATGCTTCAGAATCTTGTGCAGCTTATGAACTTGATTGGACAGAATCCTCAGGCGTGGCTTCCATATATTAACCAAGATGCGCTTTTGAGACGGATCTTGGAGTGTTTTAGACCTCATATTTATGAGATTGAAGATATAATTGCAGATCCGGCGATGCAGCAAGCTAAGAAACTTGAGATGACTCAGCAAGCTTCGGTATCGCATTTGATTGGGTTATTGCCTGCATTACTTCAACATTCCCAAACCCAAACCCAACAAGAACAGGATAAGGGTTTGGCATTACAAGAACAAACTCACCAACGGGATCTTGCTCAGATGGATCAGCATATCCAAGTAGCTCAGATGGCGCTTCAACACACCCAGGAGATGGGGGCACAAAATCTTCAGGCCCAACAACTTCAACGGCAGCAAGCCCCGCTCCAACAGCAAGCGGCTTCTGCACAAGGAAATAGGCAATGATTAAGAGTTTAGTTGAGATTATAATTTGTGGGCTCATTACTTTAGGTCTAGGACAAACGCAACCTTATCATCCAAGCCAAATGACGTATTATCCGGGATTGTATTTTGATTTTGGTACCTCAACCCCTTCTCAGTGTTCGGTACCGGCGTATTATTATAATACCTCCGGTTCGGGAACGTTATATGTTTGTGCTCCTCCAGGAACGATGGTGGCAGCAGGGAGCGGGGCAGGGAGCGGGGCGGGAACGGGTAGTTGTACAAACCAGGTAGTAACGGCGGTAAATACGTCTACGGCACCAACTTGTAATACTATTACTAGTGCCTATGTGGATTCGAGTGTGCTGTCGCAATCCGATATTCCGACTTTCGCGATCTGCACCACGGCGGGTTGTGCGGTAGAAACGACGTTTAATAACTGGTTTGTCTCGGCGTCAAGTGGCATTACTTTTGATGAGTGTGGATTTGCATTACAAACTGCCCCCACTGTGCAGTCGGTGATTGTGGATATTCAAACGGCGGCTGGAGTGTCGATCTTTGGGGCCACCAAATTGGTGATTGCAACGAGTGCGAGCACCACCACGTTTCAGTCCACGTTTGCCAACTCGCCCCAGACGGCGGCGAAGGGAGCTCAGTTCAAGGCGGTGATTACGCAGAGCGACACGGGCGGCGCGGCGCTCGGGGGCTATGTGAAGTGCCGGGTCCACTAAGGAGGATGCGATGATACGGACACTTCTGCTTCTCATACTTGTCTCACCAGCCTTCGGGCAGATTACGGCGGGGAACTACGGGCAAGGCGGTCCTAGTGGCTCGGGCGTCTCGACCGTCTCTACTGGGGCGATCACTGGCTGTGCGACGGCGGGGGCGTACTTCTTCGTTGGCAGTTTCACAAACCAGTACGGCTCGGCTGGGTACACTGTTGCCTCCACATCGATAAGTTCCGGAAACTGGCATCAAAGCGCTCTGTTGAATACCGAAACCGGGTATTTCTGGGCCTACTCTGCGTCGATCACAGACAGCGAGGTAATCA